TCGTGTGCATCTTAATTAGAGTCATCGCACGTTTCACAAATAACAACAAAGCATGAACGTCGGCATCATAACACCCGGAAGAATTTCCCCTGGAGTGAACACGTGCATCACGGAAATCGCACTTCAGGAGAAACAGAGGCACAACAAGGTCGTCGGCGTCGTCGAGGGATGGCGAGGTCTGAACCATGGATTCATGGAGGAGCTCTTCGTCACCGGGCAGGCGAGGAACGAACCGGGCTCCATCCTTCACACCTCGCGGGAACACCTCAACCTCAAGTTGGCGAAGAGGCACCTTCTCACCTTCGACCGACTCTACTGCATCGGGGACATGGAAACTCAGAAGGAGGCGCGAAGCATCTTCGCCGCGGACCTTCCGCTCAGCATCGTGGGCATCACCGGGTTCGGCATGCAATCGAAGATTGAGGAGGTGTCGCGGTACATCAGGAAGTGCCACGTCCTCGCTGAAAGCATCCACGGTGTGGTCTTTCTGGAACTCGCGGAGAAATACGGCGAACTCGCCAGGAACGCGTCCATGTGCGAACCCCACGCGAACGTGGTCATCACACCCGAGGAGGATGAAAACTTCCTGTTCGACGTCCAGAACAACTACGCCATGAATGGTCACTGCGTCGTCGTCGTGAACGCGTGCTGCGACTATCGGTACATCCTCGACGCCCTCAAGGTGTACAACGTCGACACCACCGTGGTACGCCCGGAGTCAACTCTGGACGTGGCCACCCCTTGTGTGTACGACAACGTCCTCTGTGCGCGCATATCGAGGGACGCCTGCTCACACGCGGAGATTCGTAAGAATTTCGTGTGCGATGGAGGTCGCGTGGTCCCGTACGCTTTTTATCCCGAAACTTTATTCTCGATAAAATTTAATGTTGTATAAATACATATGTCTCTTCAGAGTACTCCCACACTTCTTGCGATTGGCGCACTTTCAGTCGCAGGTCTTCTCGCACATGATGGCTTTGACTACTTTGCTAAGACTGAAAACGTGGTCAACGGTCCCCTCATCTACGGCGTCACCATCCTCATGCACAGCGTCTTCGGTGCCAGTGGCGTGACCGAAAAGCCAAAGGCGCTCACCTCCGTCTCGGAAAACCCCCTTTTCAAGTTTTTCACCTTGTTCCTCCTCGCCTTTGCCGCCGTGCGCGATTTCGAAGACACCCTACTCCTCGTCGTTCTCTTCCTCGCCATCACCCAGTTGATTCGCACCAAGGAGGAACGCAAGAGACATCCTACCATCCTTTGATGAGGTCAGATGTGGTCGCTTTGGGAAACTGGCGTGAGAACATCTCCTCGTCGTCGTGCGCGCTGTGTCCTATGGTCGAAGGTCCACTGCGGTCGATGTCTAAGTACTCGCGAAGGTCCCGATAGTAGACGCGCGCACCGTTCGCCACGATGTCTTCAAACTTCAAGTCCACGTGGTTGTTCATGGGGAAAAAGAGGGGGAAATACTTTTTCATGTTTGGGATGTGGAGAAGGTAGCACTTCGTACTCGAAATCCATCGAACCCTATCTTTCTGCACGGCGTCGGGGAGGTAATGGAGGCAGTGGAAAAAGCACGCCTCGAAGTCATCACCTTTCTCCCTTATGAATGACTCGATGTATTGGTGCAACTTTTTCGAGGACTTCACCTTCACGTTGTCTTCGAACACCAGGGCGTACTTGTGTCCGGCTTTCGAAGCTCGGTTCCATATGTCGGCGTGGCCCATCTGACACCCTATGGCACCCAGGTTGAAATAGGTTATGTTCGGACGCACGACCGACGGGTCGTAATGCATCTCCACCGCCTTCTCCATGAATTCACTCTGCACGTGTTCTTCAAATTTCCGCGCCGTCTCCACCACTCTCGTGTCCTGTCCGTACACCACGCGGACCTTTGGACCGTGGGTGTTGTGCTCGAAGAAAACCTTCCTTCGTTCCTCGGCGTCTGGAAGCGTCAGGAGGTAGGTCTCGTACGACCACATCGGCTCCCTGCGTAAAATCAGAAATGCGACAAGAAGAATTACTACTACGACGAGGTACATTATATTACTTAAAGAATAAAATGTTTATAATAGTAGAGCTTCCATAGTGTAGTGGTTCATCACTTTGGACTTTGAATCCAACGACCCAGGTTCGAACCCTGGTGGAAGCTTTGGCCAGCCTTAGCTCAGTTGGAAGAGCAACTGATTGTAGTCGTAATCAAAGCTCAGTGGGTCACTGGTTCGAATCCGGTAGGCTGGACCACTTTCCGTCTTAACTCAATCGGAAGAGTGTGGGGCTGTTAACCTCAAAGTACTGGGATCGAAACCCAGAGACGGAGAATATTGCATTTTTTAAAAAAACATCACCTTTTTTTAAAAAATGTTTAGATTCCTCTTTGGCATGGACCCCGCCCCTGGTCCTCGACCACCCCCGAAACCCACGATGTTGGTGGAAGCGCGCAACGAGGCGGGGGAGATAGTCCTACTGGAGGTGCCCAAGCCCATCAGAAACGATGCACGTCCAAAATCAATGTTATACGCCTTTCAGAGCCGGACTTTTCTAAACTATGATAGCGAGAGTGATCAAAAATGAACTCGTCGCCGGTCTTGTGCTTGTGCACGCAGTCCGAGAGGAAGAGGGTGCAGTCCCCCGAACCCTCCAAGGTCATGTGATAGCGCAGTTGTAAATTACTCTCCGCCCGATGGGGGGCGATGGTCATCGGACCTTCGATGACGGCGATGACCCCGGTCTCCTTGTCCACCTTTGGAATTGTATCAATAACACTCTGTAAGAATGGGAAATCCTGGACTTTGTAATAGTAGTATCTCGTGCTTTTTGGAAACCATGGGTCCATGTCGTGAAAGTAGTGTCGCTGCACACTCCCCTCCCTTTCGAAGAATTCACGACGTATCTTCCCAAAGTTAAATCCGATGGGCCACAGGTCGAAGGCTTGGTAATACTTTTGACCACAAAAGATGTCCACGAGGGTGTTTCGCATGCCCACCAGCGGTCGCCAGGGGTTTTGAAAGTAGAGTTTGTCGATGGGTGGCTTACAAAAGTCCCAAGCCACGAGACCAAAGGGCACCGCGGCGACGACCCACCACATGAATTAATTTCTCCGCAGATTATAAAAATGCCAGGATACAAGCGCTCCATGTATACCGCCCCTGAACCGACGGAAGAAGCCCCGGACCTGTCCGCGCGTTTCTTCATGCCGACGACGGAGGAAATCCTCATGCTCGTCATCGTGCTCGCCCTGTTCTTCTTGCGCAAGCAGATGACCCAGTTGACCTACGCCGCCGCGCTCCTGGCGCTCATCGGTCTCTACGTGTACCGTAGGGTGGAAAAGGTGGAAAAGTACTGCTCCAAGTGTATGATGTGAACAAAAAATAGTCGTAGATTGTATACATAAATGAAAGTCCGTCTCACGAAGAGTCCGAAGGCTGATAAAAAGTTTCGCGTCATCTTCGTGGACAGTGGGAAATCTGTGGACTTTGGTGGAAAGGGCTATTCCGACTACACCATCCACAAAGACAGGGAGAGGATGCAGCGGTACTTGGTGCGTCATCGTCGACGGGAAACCTGGACCAAGGGGGGTGTGTACACCCCAGGGTTCTGGTCGAGATGGTTGCTTTGGTCGCGCCCATCGTTGGGTGGGGCGAAGCGATTGATGACCAAGAAGTTCGGCATCGCGTTTGTTTAGAAGAAATCATCGGTGCGGTACATCTTCACGGTGTACGACCCATTCTTCCCGAGGATGTCCACACTCTCCTCGCCGTAAAATTCGGGACAACCGATGTCCTCAGTGCACTCCCGGCCTTCGTGGGTCACAGGCACTGGGTACATCTGTTCCCCAGTCGTGGTCGTGTAGTAGTTGTACCTGTCTCTGTACCCCGACGCTTCTTTCCCATAGAGTGGGAGCGTTTCCGAACCGGTTTCGTCCACGAGGAGACCCATCTGCTGCATGTACCCGGGTTTGTACTTCTTGATGGGCGCCCCCCTGTACTCAGGCGCGCGTCTCGGTGGCTCCACCACGACTGGCACCTCCACGGGAACCTTCACGGGGACCTCGACCTCGACCACGCGCGGGTTGTACCACACGTAGATGAGAAGGAGCACTAAGAGCACGATGGCCCCCACGTACACGTTGACGTTTTTATTCTTCATCTATACTATATGGCCGAGAAAAGAAAGTCACAAATGAGAAACGAGGAGGCGGCTCGTCTCGCCCTCGAAGAACACCGGGCGAAGAAGAAGAGGTTGGCGAATGCGAAGGCCTCGGCTGAACGCAGGGCCATGATGCGTCAGATTAACACCGCGGGGACGATGCTCGGGATGAACGTTCGCGGACAGCTCGTCGAACGCAAGTATCAGCGCATGGTGGCCAAAGTCATGCGTCAAGCGACGTACACACCCACGGACTTTAAACAGCTGGGGAAGATTGTTCGTGCGCGTCTCGACAGAAAGTGGGGGGAGGTGGAACGTCTCATCAAAGAGTGGGAAGCCAGTGTGAAGAAGCGCGCGTGCGCCATGAAGAAAGCGGACATGAAAGGTCTCGCCCGAGGTCTTAACGTGAACGTGGCGAACAAGAACACGCGAAAGACCATCTGTGCCAAGATTAAAAATAAATTGTGAGCCCATTGTATACATGACTGCCAAGAAGCTGGCGGATGCAAAGAATTTGTACGAGTACCAGATGAAGCTGGCCAGGTACAAGGATAATAAAATTCCAAACTACATGGCCATGGTAAGAAACAGTCGAGCCCTCCTGTACAACCGGGTGTTGCGTTCATCACAGAACGTCCCTGAGAAGTCAAAGGTTTTCGCGACGGGCATCGCGAACCGGGTGAACGCGGAATCGTCTCCAAGGCGTCTGTTCGAGGCGCTTCAAAAGCTGAACATGTTGAAAAAATCACCGTCTAAGACGACGACCTCGATGGTCGAAGACCTCGCAAAGTCCAGGAATTTCTCAAACTATGGGAAGAAGATGTTGAAATATCAGGGACAGAAGAACTACGCGCAAGCGCTGGTGAAGGCGAAGGCGCTCGTGTCCGAACGCGTCAGGGCTCGCTACGCGCAGCTCACGAAGGCGCAGCGCGATGAAGTGAACAAATACGTGGACATCAACGCGGCAACCAACAAGGCATCGAGCCCGGCGGTCATGTTCAACGCCCTCGATGAGATGCGTCGGTTTAGAGACCCTATGAATCAGTCGTGGAGGTTCGAGTGAATCTGTATCTATCGAAGATGTGCACGGACTTTCGAAAGTTAAAGTACACAATCATGCACACCGCATCACCGATGTCGTGTTTCCTCTCGTAGGGTATGACTTCACCCTCCGGTAGGTACTTTTCCGCGATGCTCGTGGTGCGCTCTTTCCGCTGCTCGTAGTTGAGGTGTCCGATGCCGAAGTGTGAGTGCATGGACACCGGATTCACCAAGGTCACCTTGTCGCGAAACATGTAGTGCAGGAGAACCTCTATGTTTTGAAACCCCCCGGGAGGCTGTCTCTCGATGAGAATGTGTTCAGCGCTGTCGAACCAGCTCTGGTGTTCGTTGACCATCAATGGCACTAAATCCACGATGTCATTGGTGTGAATGTATTTGTAGTCCTCAAGACTCACCTTTTTCATCGCCGTGATTTCGACTTGTGCGTTCGCGCAGTCTGCCATGACCAAAGCCAAATTATGATAGCCGACATCGATGGCGAGCACCTTGTACATCTGTTATTAAAAAGAGAGACTCCCTTTAATAACATATGTTCATCGTGGAGACCTGCGGTCTCTTGAGTTCTACACTCATATCAGCCATGTTCGTCCCACAAGTGGTACACACGTGGCGTGAAAGAGATGCCAGTGGTTTGAGCTACGGGTTCCTCTTGACGAACCTCGTGGCGAGTGCGTTAGGATTGGTGTATTCCGTGTACTTCAGGGTCGTACCCATGGTCATAGCCAACATCTCGGCATCTTTATTTTCAGTGTCCATCTTATGGATAAAGAGCGAGTGCTCAAAGCCGTGTGCATCTTCGGAGAGTGTTTAATATTTCTTGATACGGTACTTCGCAAGAATCTTCTTTAAGTCATCTTCAACTATTTTAAACCGTTCGAGACGATACTGCGTAAACATCCATAGGAAGAACAGCGTGCTCTTCAGGAGGTTGTTCGCGGCGGTGTCGTCCATCTTGTACACGGGAGAGACGAGACGGTGGAAAAAGGTTTCGTCTTTGTTCTTACCGGTCATGTACGTCTCCAACTGGGTCATGGCGCACGTGTCGTCGTTCACGCTCCAGTGGTAGAAGATGAACGGGATGATGAGGGAGTACGTCTGGAGCCATCGTTCGTTGTTAAGGAAGGGGATGATGATGAGACACACGAGAAACACCGCGTGAAGTGTGAAAATTATATTCATCTATTCTAAAATGGAAAAAGATAAAAAAATCCCAAAAATTTGGCACCCACAACAGGAGTCCATCCTCAAGGCATGGGGGGAGAGCGCGGCGTGCTACAGGTACATGCACTACCAGGCCTTCCTTAAGTATCGAAAATCAAACATGCACTACACCCTCCCTGTCATCGTGTTGTCGACGATCACGGGGACGGCCAACTTCGCCCAAGAACAGTTCCCTGATGGGTTAAAACCCTATGTCGCCCCGAGCATCGGTGGGCTCAACCTCATCGCCGGTCTCATCGCCACCATCGCACAGTTCTTAAAGGTGAGCGAGTTGATGGAGGCCCACAGAGTGGCCGCGATGCAGTTCGGCAAGTTCTCTCGCGTGGTGCGTTTAGAACTGGCCCTCCCCCTCGTGGACCGCAGTCGCGACGGCGCGGACATGGTCGAACTTCTCAA